CAGGAGTACCAACCGGTGGTGGACATATCTTGACCGGCAGTGGCCACTGGGATTTCTATATCGTTCACTACGACCTTAAGAACTCCGCTGATTGGACCCAATCCAAGAAGGGTTTCCATGTGAGTCAGGTTTCCATCGTTTCTGGAGAAGACCACCGGCGACTTAATCCAACCCATGCCGTAAACAATAGGAACGGCGTCGTTGTATTTCGCGGTGTTATCGACAATGGATGAAAGCTGCGCGGTCTTATCGCCGGAACCGCGCACTAGAATGGCAGCCGGAACAAATTCCAAACCACCGAAGCGGGCTGTGTTGTTGCCACTGGAGTCGGCGTTAAACATACCTCTTTGCACGCACTGGCCGCGGGAGTAGTCACATGACGTAAAGGCCTGGCCGCCACTCAGATTACCGCTTCCTCCAGCAATATCCGCCGAATAGCCGCAGCGATAATAGCGAGAATACCGGCCGAAGTCTCCGCCACTCACAGCCTCTTGCCGCTGTGCCAGGTTTGAAGGAAAGTTCCAGGGGCAGGAACGTTGGACACGCGCGTCTGGAACAGGTATACGCTGCAGACTCAGCTTGTTGGCAAAGCTCAATGTGAGAAAGTCCTCGCCAATTTGATCTGGATCGCCGGCAATTCCCTGGAACAACACAGTGCTTTCTGAAGTCACAGTAAGAGTGGGCAAATCGACAAAAGCGAAATACGCGGTCAACTGCGAGCCTTTAAAGCCGACGGCGGAATTCCATTGCGATAGCTCAGAATCGGCATTTGCCAGGGTGAGTGACAACTTTGTCAGACCATCCATGGCATCGTCCGCAGAGAGCTGCAACTCAAACAGATTGTGCTTAAGCACTTTTGCAACGTAGGTGTTCCCCGCAAAGGGAATGGTGTATGTGCTCCAATACTGAGTATCTCCCGACGGAAGCACACACTGAAAGAACAACAGCGGCGTGTCGGCTTCAGCTAATTGTTTGATCTGGTTTATGGTTGACATGGGTTAGTTCCAGACACTCGTTTCGATGCTGAAAGAAGTTGAGAAAAGATCGGGCCCTTCGGCCGTAAAGACAAGCTCGGGCGAGGTCCAGTGCGCATTTGTGTACAGTCCGCTATTGGCATAGGTAGGCCGGAAACGCGACGGTGCAAATTGCGGTTCTAGCTGGGGGCCAAACAGTGAGACACTCTGCCCTACCGCGAGACTGATGGCAACCGATAAGCCGGTACCCGTATCGTTCAGCACGCCGCTAGAAGAGAGCCGCGTCCAATTTTGCGTAACTTGAAATACGTTGGTTTGTTGGGCATTGGCACTGCTTCTTATGAGAGTGCAAGTTCCCCCGTTTGCTGAGGCGGCATAAAGCGAGAAGCAATATTGAAAATTGACAGGCGCCGCGAGTGTTTGAACGATTTGCTGGGGAGCGGCACCACTATTCGTCACAGTGAAGGCCGCAGTGCCGCCGGCGGGATCAGGCAAGCCGGAGACAATGCTCACTCCGGTGGGAGTTACCCATGATTGCTGTGTGAGATCGGCACTATATGTGAGAAGGTTATCTGTGGGATCGAGAAAGGTAAAAGCCCTCAACGCACCGCCGCAGGCTTCAAAGTGAGACTGAAGCGCACTCATGTCGGTGGGAGGAAGATTCACATATATCAGAGTCCAGACGAGTAGACCAGCGCCTGGATCTTGCGCCACAAGCATACTGCCATCGGCCAATATGTTCTTGATTGTCCGAATGGTATTTACTTTACGAATCGGATATTGCGCAAGCGCGCCACTGCTTAATTGAGGAAAGATAAGATTAGGCATTTGTTTCAACCACCCACATGGAAGTAGCCGCGATATCGACATCCTGATAATTGCTGATAAGCTCAGGCGCGCCGATCCGGCAATTCGGCACACTGGTTCCACTGATTGGATCAGGGAAGGAGAAGGTCAGATACTCACCTCCCATAGCGCTAAAGAAAGCTTCTACCGCCGCAATTTCCGATTCGTTCAACAAGCGAAGATCAATGAGCCAGCGCCGGAATACACTTCCGCTTGCTAGAAAGCGCTGATCTGTACCGTCTACGAAGCGGATAACCTGGGCGGGCCAGACAAAGCCAATGGGAGATCCGTATTGAGTAACGGCGCCGGAACTGAGTGTGGGAAATTTCATTGGGTTATAACTCCGCAATCACGTCGTTTAAGGAACTGGAATTCAGCAGTGCTTGCTTGACTGACTGGACGATTTGTCCGCTTTGATTTTCAAACGGCGTTGACGCCAAAGGGCCACCGTACACTCCTGGAGTGGAGACAGAGCTACCCGTGGATATGGTCTGTTCTTGAGAGGTTGGGAGTTGATAGGCGATCAGCGCGGGAGGTGCGGTTTTTCCGCCTCCGAAGAGGCTGGTGAGCCCCGAAATGAGCGACCCGATACCGAGGCCAAAGCCCAAAGTGCTGCTAAGAGCTCCCCCCACTCCGCCTCCAGAGACTGTTGCCGAAACCAGATTAGAGAACGTACTGCCGGACGCGGACGCCGGATTCCGGGTAGCCGCCCGCGACGCTCTGCCGAAGTTTACTGGTTGCGCCGTACCGCTGTTGAATCCACCCATTTTGGAAATACCGGGACTGCGCGCCGGCGTAGTTTTGGTGGTGCTCGCCGGTATCGACTGGACACTGGGCAGACCAGGTAATTTGTAATTACTCTTCATCTTCGTTCTCCTTTGCACTCTCTTCTTGAAGCGCCAAAATGGCATCGGCACTCTTTGCGTTCAACGACCACAAGTCACCACCACAGCGTTTCCAATACAGAAACTGCTCAATAAAAGTGAGGCTCTGCGCCGTGATAATGGACTTTGGGCATTGAAACGATACCGTTCTTCTGCGCGCAAAAACCGGTCTCCCCGGCGCTTGCTCGTTATCCTTCAGCCACGCGCATCTGCGCGTTTTAGTCAAGCCGCTCGCTAAGCATCTATCGCATTTCCACGCGGCCTGGTCCGAAAACTGGAAATGGAATGCGATCATTAGTTTTTTCGTTCTTCATCCGTCAGAGCGCTATCCGCCTGAATCGTCTGCACAATCTCGTTGGCTAAATTCTCGGGGCCGCTCGCAATAAGCGAATCAACGCTAGCCTTCTCCCCGTTAATCGAAAGCCCCTCAATCGTCTCCAATCCCCATTCGAGGTAAAGCTTTGCCACCAGTAGGTCGGACAGCGCCGCTTCCAACTGGTTTGAGACGTCTCCCGATTTGAGGAACTCATGCTTCATGGTTAATTCCCTAACTCGATGGTTGAGGTCAATTCGCTGTTCGAGCGATACGCGCTTGACCGCGAATCGAACACCCGGCATTGTTTGGCTGGAATGCCAAGCGACACTTGAATAATCGTTTCCTTTATGCAAAAGCGATGTAAGCTTCATCGTTGGCTACCCCCTGCGCCAGACTGTTTTTGAACTGCCACAACAAATAAGGATCGGTATCGCCAAACAGCGGCAATTCCGGCACCACGTTTGGCAGATAGATGGCCATCATCTGCCCCGGCCGCTGCCCAAGCTGTAGAAGAGCGGAGACAGGGGTCCTGGCCTTTGCCGCGGCGTAGAGGCCTCGTGTCTCTGTATCGGCCTGTGCGAAGAGGGTGAAGCTTGTTACTATCTCGCGGGGGCCGGGAACGATTGCCATTGGATAGGACGAGCCGAATTCCTGATTTCTGACAAGGAGGTTATTATTTATTTCGATGGCTGCCCCCGTCAAAGTGAACACCTGACTAAGAGGAGACCCAAGCCAGACCTGACCTAGTTGGCCTGCGACGATGGAATAATCGAACGCAGACACAGGAGGCTCCAAGGGAAATGACCCAATGCCCGACACCCCGAACCGCGCACTGCAGGAATCTAGAACATCAGCAGCAGGACCACTAAACACGAGTTCGTGAACATCGCCCTTTACATCAATTTGGAACTTATCAACGCCGGCTCCTGTCACCAACCGGCTCACGCTATTCGAAGGATCCCAGTAATCGTAGATTGACAGACTCGGCAACTGCGTTGCGAGCCTATACCCGATGGTTGTGTTCAAAACAGCTCCTGCCACAGGTGTTATTGAAAACGGCGCATTGATGCTGACCGTTGAAGAATTCTGCACCGTTGTCACAAATCGAATCTCACCGCCAGATGAGATGGCCGAGCCGCCAGTAAGGCTGCTAGCCGCCAGAGTTTGAATCTGAACGCCATCGACCGATGAAATAACGAGGCCCTGGATAAGCTGGGGAAGCCCTCCCATAGCTGCCTGCACCAGTGGGCCAAAACATGGCTGAGTGATCTCGTCCCAGGAAACAAGATGAGCGCTGACCTCGAAACTACTGCGACGAGTTGCGGTGGCCGAACCGCCAAGATATGTCCGAGCGCCCGTCTTATCTCGCCTCCTGTTGACCTCGAGGCTTTGATGAGAGTCGAAGCTAAAGGCAACGAGCCGGTTCGAGGCCACAATGGGCGCCGGGATTCCATACGCACTTTCTATAGCAACGTAGAATCGATTGGCGTCTGACCAGATATAATTATTAGCCATATGCATTCCTAACTGAAAGTCACGTCCAGATTGCAGGTCACCCGTGCCAGCTGCACAAATCCGAGGCCCCCCACCTTTGGGACCTGCATCTGCACTCCATAAACTCCCGAATAGCGGAAGCCATCTCCCCAGTCACCTATGTTGGTTTGCAAAATACCCGCAATTCCCTGAACAAAGAAGTGCAGCGCCAGTTCGGCCGGTTGCTCCAGGCTGTCACTAGACCAAAGATCGGCGACTACAGAGACCACTCCCGAGAAAGCCTGGAACTTTTCGCGCTGATTGTTGGCGATATGGCTCGCGTAAACACAAACTCGCGGGTAAGTAAGGTGTAGGTTAAGATCTCCCATGTCGGGATTTACAAAGGAGCCGATGATCTGCGCGGTATTCAAAGACGCTATAGCGACCCCGGCAAGTGCGGCGTTGGAACTAATTGCCTGTGACAAGGCGTCGTTAACTGTAAGCAGGTTCAGTAGTTTATTTGCGCCTAGCAGCGTCAAAGGGAGCATATTTAGCCTCTCCTGATTTGCCGGGAGATCGGCACAATGAAATCTGGTGACTGACCGTCTCCGCCGCGCGGTCCGTTTTCAATGCCTGAAGCCGGCAAACTCCAAGTGGAGCCAATAGAGAGCGGATTGCCGTTTTGCAAGGTGATGCTATCCGTATTCGAACCCACATAGACGTTCCAGCCGAATGCCGCGGGCGGCGCCTGCAGTGCGCCCTCCGCCATCTGCACTGAGATGCTACTCTGACTATTTACGACAAGGCCATTTACCGGGCTAAGCGCACTCTCATTGCCTTCTGAGTCGATCCAAGACACCTGAACGTAGAACGGCTCGGCAGGAGCAACACCTTGCTGCACCGAAACTTCCGGCATATGGGGTTTAGGTAGAGGCGTGAACACAATGCCCAAACCGGCATGCAGAGCCTGATCCGAACCGTGTTTCACCTCCTGCCTGTATTCCTTCCATTTCCCTTGAAAACGAGTGTTCAACTGAACGTTGTAGGCCTCGGCAAAGAATCGTGCCAGCGCTTCGTAACAGAGCCAGCGCTTTATTGGTGGCGTTACAACCACGGTTGACAATCCGATGGTCAACCGGCTCAACCACTGCGGATCTGAGACGCCGGCATCTTGCAGGAAGAGCATTAAGTTCTCACTTACCGCGTGCTTCGCCAAAGCAATCTTCTGGTCTATGTTGATTGAGTGCGAAGACGCCACCTGGAATAAAGAGGATTCGTATAGCAACAAATCCTGCGAAACTATGATTTCAACGTCAGTGAACAGAGCCATGCGTCTACCTCGAGCCTTTCGGCTCCTCTACCTTTTCTTTTCTGCTCACGGCCTCTCGCACATCGGAATCCGAAATGATGGCAATCTGGAGGCGGCGAGACAATTCAGCCTTTTCCGCCAATTTTCTCCGCGTGGCCTGCTGCTCCAAATGAGCTTGTTTCTGAGCGTCATTCGCCAGAACGGCTCGATTTTCGACGATCGCCTTAGCCGCCTCATGGCGCGACACTTCTACTACTGTGCCGGGCTTCCCACCGTCAGCTGTCTCCAGACTGACAATCAAGAGATAAGGCTCTTTTATAGCCGCTTCTGTCTCTTTGATCTTCTTGAAGTATTGTCTTAATTCCATAAGTTTCCCTATAAAAAGAGAAGGAGCCGCTGTTGACGGCTCCTTCTCACCACTTAACTCAGTTAGAACGATTAGTTACTACGCATTGATCTGAACGGCGAAATTGTTACGCAACACGCCGCACCCATAGAGCACGTCCACCGTGAATTGCTGTGCCAGCGTGTTCGGCTGGTAGCTCATCACGATACGGAGTCCGAAGTTGCCAACCTCGGCATATTCGGCAACCGCCCCGGTACCCGGTAGGGGCTGCGGTAAGCGACGCACCACCAAGCCGATTGCGTCCTTGGTGAATGCCAGGTTGTGAATCGTCGGCGACGGCGATCCAGTAGACGCCACATACTGCGAACGGAAGATAAAGAAGTCTTTCATCTTTCCAACGTTGCCTTCAACCAAAGCCTTCAGGCCCGCTTCGCCCGCGGTGTAGTACTCGCTGAAACGAGGAATCTGGCGGATGGCCGAGTACGTGCTCGAATCCACAATCAGATACTTGGGCATGCTGGGGGGTACTTTCCCGGAGAAGAGAGCCGTCTCCGCGGAATCAATCACGGCTTCGGTAACCGGCGTACCGGCCGTACCCAAAACCGCATTGGCCGTGAATTGACTATAGAGGTTCAGCAGATCCTGCTCCACCTTCGCAGCAATCGCTATCACGGCGGGCTGCATGTAGGCGCGCAACAACTCCGGGAAGGCCAGAGCTTTCGTCACATCTGGGATTTGAAACGTCGCTTCCGCGTGAGTATTCAGAACAATCTGCGCGTTCCCCAAATTCGGATTCTGCGGACTTACCGTCCCGCCTTCCGCAATGTTATTCGCCACCAAAACTGGTGGTATCGGAATATTGACCGTATCGCCGGTGTTTACCAGCACGGGTTCGTAATCACGGTTCACAAGGTTACCCATAACCATGTTCCCCATCAACGCCGGCAGCGCATCGGCCGCCACCAGCTTCACAATCGCATTCGCCAAATTGGCGGAAGTAATAATAGCCATAAATCTCCTAAACGTTTCTTGCGGCGCTTTAACACCGCCTCACTCAGACCGTGGGCACACTTATAAAACTCAGTGGCCCTGATGCGGATCGATCAAAGTCCGCGTAACATTTGCGAAGCAAGTCTCGCAATTTCCTGGCGAGCCCGGTCATTCTCTTCCTTGCTCATTCCCGGCTTGATCTTGTCCATATCAACGCCGCCAGAAACTGCTTGAGGAACGCTCCGGGCGGGAGTCTGCGCGCCACTGCCGCCGGGTATGCGTGCGGGCAAAAGTTCAGGATTCTCTTGCACGAAGCCCGTCAAATAATCCTGTAGTGTCTTCGCTTCCGGACCCCGCGCTTGCAGGCGTCCATCTTCCGCGCGCACAATATCATCCTTAACGGCGCGAAATGCCAATTCAACCTTGGCCACGCCAAGCCGTTGTAACTCACTACGAATCTGTGAATTCCGATCCGCTTCATCGGCCATCGCGCGAGCTTTGCGATTTTCTTCTACCAACTGATTCATGCGGCCTTCCAGGCTCTCGCGCCGCCGGCGCTCTTCCTGCAATTCGGCCTTATAAGCGGGCTCCGCTTTTTTCTGCTCGGCTTGCACAAACTCCTGAATCGTTTGTCTCACCACGTCGCGGATATCGGGTTGCGGTTCCGCCGGCATTTCCGTTAGCTTTTGTTCTGACATCTAGTGCTTCTCCATCTCACTCTTGATTTGTGACTCAATTTCCCTCACAATTTGATCCTTTATCTCCTGTCTCACATCGCTCAGATACTTCAGCGCGAGTCTCTCGAAAATCTGTTCTTTGAATGTTGCCGACGGGATACCCAACGCAAGAAGACTGGTTGCTTGCTCAAGTTCAGTGGCAAAATTGCTGATATCCAGCTCATCCAACCCCGTGATGGCCACGTGGATGTTGTCCTGGCGGGCCGTCACAATAGCCTCCAAAACCTTTTTCATGACTCCCTTGACCCAGACTCCGTAAGCGCGCAGCACCTCCTGAGTCATCTGAAAATCCAGCTGCTTACTCAATGCCGATTGCGCGTGACCACCTTCGTCTTCTCCCGAGGCTTGCGACAGATAACAAACCCGGTAAATCTCTTCTTTCAGCGTCTCTAGATGGTCGGCCGCGATCTGATGAACCTTCCCATCCGGCTCCGCCCAGCCGAAGCGGTCGCCGGGCGCGAGCTGTATATAGTAGCTCTCTCCCACAATCTGATTCCACTCACGGTCTGAGTAGATAACCGGCATTGCAAAAAGCCCCATGGTCACTGCCCACCCCAGCGCGTTCGACTTGTTGAAGTGTTCCAATTGCAATTGCGCCGCTTTGTTCATCAGCCAGCAAGTATCGTTTGCTTCCAGTTCGAAGATCGGCACCCGGTTTTGGTTCGCCAGCGCATGCAGGCCTTCCCCTACCAGTTCAATCGCTGCACTCTGTTCCCCGCCCTCAATTCGCCGGTAAATTTTGTAAGAGGTACGGTCGTAATAGCGCCAGATCGTTTCTCTGATGCGCTGAGTCGAAGTCACATCCGGTTGTTTGTCTACCCTAACTCGAAGTACCGCCCACTCATAACAGCCTCTATCGTCCTTACTCCAGTTGATTAAATCCTCGGCTTGGTAAGAAACCAGGAAAGCGCGGGACAAGCCGATCGCCTCTTCCTCGGCTCTATTCGATGGCGTCTCGGAGGCTGTCGGAAAGTCAATAAGAATAATGCTCCGGCCCGCCACCAGCGAATTCCGGAATGACTCTTGAAAGAAAGCGGAGAGCGTTGTTCCGCGGCGGTCGCAATTGTCTTGCAGCTCCGATAAGAACTTCCGTCCAGATTCCATTCCCCCTTCGTACTGCAAGCTCGGCTCCCGGTGAAACAGTGTGGAGCTGTACCAATCCACAATTGAGCCTATGTAGTTTTCATAGAAAGCTCTTCCTAATCGTTCTGAATAAACTTCGAGCGGCTCTTTTTGCCGCCGCATCAGGTAATTGACCGCGCGGGTTTTGAACTGCTGACCCCCAATATAGAGGTCTCGGTACATGGCCCATGTTGGCGCCAGCCGGCGATAGTCCGGGTGTTCGGTATCAATCTGTGTCATCGTTTTCTCACTTGCTATAGCTGGCGCGGCTCAGCCCGCCTGTTTTTCGTTTTCTGCCAGACAAGCGCTGGCTGCCCAGCCTGTACCCAACCGGTTCGCCGTTCTTCAGCCACCGCGTCAAGTTGTTGCTTTCAAGAATGCTCATCCGCTCATCAAGTTCCCATTCCGGGCGTTCACACAACACGGAAAAAATGGCGCAAGCCATTGAAAACAAAGCAAAAATATTGGTAAAAATATACTTGACAACTCCAATGCAACCCGATAGAATTGGAGTATGGAAACAGTCAACGAGCCGAAAACCTTACTAGAAGCTGTAGAGTTCTTCAAAAGCCCTGAGAACTGCCGAGCGTACATGATTCCCCGCCGCTGGTCCAAAGGCATTGTGACTTGTCCTACGTGCGGTAGCACTAAGGTTAAATTCCAACCGAAGCATAATCGCTGGCAGTGTAGCGGCCATCATCAGCAACGCCAGTTCACACTCAAAACCGGAACAATCTTTGAAGATTCCCCTATCGGCCTTGACAAATGGCTTCCAGCCATGTGGCTCATTTCTAGCAATCGGAACGGCATCAGTTCTTGGGAGCTTCACCGCACATTAGGCGTAACGCAAAAGACGGCGTGGTTCATGTTGCAACGGATTCGCCTTGCCATGCAAGATAGTTTGACGGGTGGCATGTTAGCTGGCGAGGTTGAAGTTGACGAAACCTACATCGGCGGCAAAGCGCGGAACATGCACAAAGATCGCAAACGCAAAGTACAAGCCGAAGGCCGCAACACTGGCGGCAAAACCGTAGTGCTTGGCATCCTCGAACGTGGCGGAAAAGTACGCGCCTCTGTTGTGCCAGATCGCACAAAGCCTGTCATGCAAGAACACGTTCGGGCGCATGTCGAGCAAGGCTCAGAGATTCACTCCGACGAAGCAGGGCACCACTGGCGCATGGATGACGAGTACGAGCATAAAATTGTGAATCACCTTCAGACCTATGTAGACGGCAACGTGCATACTAACGGCATGGAGAATTTCTGGAGTCTACTAAAGCGTGGCATCAACGGAACGTACGTTTCGGTCGAACCTTTCCACCTGTTTCGTTACGTCGATGAGCAAGCGTTTCGATACAACAATCGCCTTCCAATGTCGGACGCGGATCGCTTCGGTTGTCTCGTTCGCAAGATCGTTGGTAAGCGTTTGACCTATGCACAGTTGATCGGCAAGGAGGATGAAAGGGCGGAAGCGTTCTAAGAAAGAAGAGAAACGGCAGGGGCGCGGTCCATCTCGTCATTGAGATAATTGTAGAGACTTATCTGCCCACGAGAGAGACTGAAAATGTTCGCTAGTTCAGAAGATGCGATTCTGCTATTTGATAAATGGCGCACCGAGGGCACAGGGGTTTTGTGCATCGCCGTTTCGGTAGGTTGGCATTGTTCGTTTAAAGGAAGAATCACATTGCGCACAGGCAATGCTTTCGAACTCTCATCGCCTAACGGCGGAACCGGAGTCCTGATTGTTTCTCTCGACGTAGAAGGCATCAGATTTGAATATGCTGATTCTTCTGAAATACCTTCATTGGGCAAAGATGCTTGCGGACTTATTATAGAAATGCCGTTACGGTTTTCATTGACTGGCGTTTCTTCCGCTGATCGGTTAACATTCATGGAGTTACCCTCTAGTACTTGAAGTTTCATTAGTGTTTTATATGTTGGGGCCATTGAGGACCCCATTTCGCCGCCGCTTCGGCTATTTGCCGTATTGTAGGAAGCGGCGGTGAACCGCCAAATTCGTGCGCAAGTTCTCGATCAATCTCCGCAAGGTTCTGCTTTGCCTGCCGCATTTTTATTCGTTCTCGGTCGTCTGAAGGGACAATAGCCCCACCGTTCTCAAACATTCCAACACACTCCGAAGACGTACCATCGTTATTCATCAGGGCCCAATCTACCAATCGTAGTTTTTCTGAACGTTCAAACATTTCCT